GGAACTGATCCAAGTTATTATGGATCTAGTAATTTTACACCCACATTAAGTTAATTTTAAGAAATAATGTCAAAATTAGAAAAATCAACAGAACCGACACCAGAGTTACCGCCGGCCGGACCTCTTCCACCTGAACCTGATTTTTTTGAAAAAATTGAAATCCTGCGTTCCGGCCTCAAAATTTTTTGACACAAATTCAAATACTAAAAAAGCAATTTTACTCCTAGAGCAGAATAAATAAGAAGATGGCACTCACAATAACAAAAATATACTCTGACATCGATTTTACTTTTACCAAGAAACCGGTAACAGCCGATGTAGCCCTTAGTTACGATGACCAAGCGGTTATTCGTTCTATTCGTAATCTATTGTTGACCAATCACTTTGAAAGACCTTTTAATCCAGATTTAGGTTCAAATCTTAATGCCTTATTGTTTGAACTGGTATCACCTTTAACGGCTGCATCGTTGGAAAGAGAAATCAATACAATGATTGACAACTATGAGCCAAGAGCCAGAGTAAATGAAGTAATTGTAACTCCTTTACCAGACAATAATGCTTATAATGTCTATCTCAGTTTCTATATTGAGAATGCCACATTACCAACAACAGTAACCCTACTTTTAGAGAGAAATAGATAAAATGGCAGGTGCTAATTCTAATATCCAAATGACAGATTTGGATTTCAATACAATTAAGAACAATCTAAAGACATACTTACAATCACAAGATGTATTAAAAGATTATAACTATGAAGGTTCTGCTCTTTCTACTCTATTAGATATTCTTGCTTATAATACACAATATAGTGCCTATTATTTGAATCAGGTGGCTAACGAAATGTTCTTAGACACAGCCATTCAAAGAGGATCAGTCATTTCTCATGCCAAACTATTAAACTATACACCACGGTCAGCCATTGCACCTACAGCCATAATTGATTTACAAGTAAACCAAGTAACTGGATCTTCATTGACATTACCAAAGTTTACTCAGTTTATGTCAGAAGCTATTGAGGGTGTAAACTATAACTTTGTTACTGCCGATTCATACACAGAAAATACTTCTGGTGGAGTGGTCAATTTTAATAATATCACTTTAAAACAAGGTTTGGCAACAACATTAAACTTTACTGTTGATTCTATCAATAACCCATCATATACATTTGAAATACCTGATGAGAATGTAGACACATCAACCATTACAGTTACAGTTCAACAATCATCTTCAAATGCTGCCTCTGAAGTATATACTTTGGCAACCAATTTCTTGGCACTCACCGGTGATTCTAAAGTATACTTTTTACAAGAGAGTTTAACAAATACCTATCAAATTTATTTTGGTGATGGTATTATTGGTAATAAATTAGTTGATGGTAATATTGTTGTTGTATCGTATGTAGTAACATCAGGCACTTCTGCGGCTGATGCCAATAATTTTGTATTGATGGATTCAATTTCAGGTTATTCAAATACAACCGTTTTCCCTGTAACAGCAGCAACAGCAGGTAACGATAGAGAAACAATTGAATCTATTAAATTTCAGGCACCTAAATCTTATGCAGCACAAAATCGTGCCGTCACTAAAAACGATTACATTACCGCTATTCAACAAAACAGTTTAGGTATTTCATTTGATGCAGTAAGTGTATGGGGTGGTGAAGAAAATTCTCCTCCTGTATATGGTCAAGTGTTTATTTCTTTAAAACCTACAGGTGCTTTTAGTTTAACTCAATCACAAAAACAACAAATTACATCACAAGTTTTAAGTCCTATTTCTGTGGTAACAGTTACACCTACAATTGTTGATCCAGATTACACATACATTCTTTTAACAGTTAATGTAGTGTATGATCCAAACAAAACAAATCAAACATCAACACAATTACAGTCAGGTATTAAATCAGCAATACAAGCATTTGCAAATGATACATTAAACACTTTTAATTCCACATTTAATACTTATGATTTATTGAATACAATTCAAACATACAGTACCGCTGTAATTACCAGTGAATACTCCATGAAACTGGAGAAAAAGTTTTTACCTAATTTAACCACACCAACAACATATAATCTCTATTATAATACACCACTTCAAGCAGGTCGTTTTTTAAGTGGTGTGGGTAGTTCACCTGCAATGAGTTTTAGAGATCCATCCAATTTGGCCAACACAATTGATGGAGTTTACATTGAAGATGTGCCGTCAGCAACCAATGGTGTTGAATCTATTTCTATTTTAAATCCTGGTTTTAGTTATCAAAGCACACCAACAGTTACTATCATGGGTGATGGTACAGGTGCAACAGCGACAGCCAAAATATCTGGTGGTTCTATACAAAGTATTACAATTACTAATGCAGGTAACGGATACACAAGTGCAATTGCAATGGTGACACCGGCTGCCGGTGATACAACAGGTCAATTAGCATCTCTTGTTGTTAATTTAGAAGGCCGTTACGGTACACTTAGAACATATTACTTTGATGATTCTGGTGTCAAAACTATTTTCAATTCAAATGTTGGTACAATTGATTATCAAGAAGGTATCATTACATTGAATTCGTTTAATCCTCTTACAGTTGATAATGATTTTGGCCAGTTATCTATAATGGCCACACCAACCACAACCATTGTTTCTTCTTCATATAACCGAATTATTACTGTTGATCCTTTTGATCCAACAGCAATCACCGTTAATGTCACAGCCAAATCATGACCATTGCTAGCGGCCAAAAAACCTCATTATTAATACCATCACAACTTCCTGAGTTTGTTCGGGATGACCCTGCGTATGCCAATTTTGTATTATTTCTACAGGCATACTATGAATGGTTGGAACAAAATAATAATGTAGAAGATAGAACAAGGAACATTTTAAATTACACCGATATTGACGAAACATCGGCTGAATTTTTAGATTATTTTTATGAAGATTTTTTATCTTATTTTCCTGATGAGATACTAGCAGACAAACAAAAGGTTGCTAAAATTGCCAGAGACCTTTATCAATCAAAAGGTACACAAGCAGCCTATCGTTTTCTTTTCAGAACATTATACAATACCGATGTAGAATTCTTTTACACCAAAGATGCCGTTCTTCGTGCATCATCAGGTAAATGGTACATTACAAAAAGTTTAAAATTAGATTCAGATAATGTAAATTTCTTAGATTGTATTAATTATCGAATCTTTGGTGAAACATCTCAAGCAATTGCAACAATTGAAAATGCAATCATCTCTGGTAACAAAATAGAATTATTCATTTCTGACATTCAACGACTGTTTGAATCTGGTGAGTTTGTTCGTGTAGTTGATTCTAATAATCAAAATGTATTATTTGGTGGTCAAATACTCAGAGCAAAAATTGTAGGTCAGATTAGTCAGATTCGTGTTAACCCAACATATCGTGGTCTACTATACCGACCAGGTGATCCAGTTATTGTATCTGGAGGATTAAGTTCAATTAATGGTGAAGGTGCTACGGCTGCTGTGGGTGAAACCACTTCTGGTTCAATTCAGCGTATTAAATTAGAAACTGGAGGCTATGGTTATCGTAGTAATCCAAACACCATTATTACAATAACAAATGCTCCTGGTGCTGTTGCAGTTGTTGGAAGTTTAAGTCCTTCAGCCAATAGTATTGCTAATGTTACTTTTGTACCAACAGATGTTATTTCTTTAAAACGATTAACACAGATAGGTGCTGCAGACTATGCTTTCTCCAATGTGGCTTTGGCTAATGCAAACACGACATTGGCCAATGCATTTACATATACTGGATTTTCTGCATTTCCTATTTCTTCTGTTCTAGTAGAAAATTCTGGCGGAGGAATTTCTTCTGTACCTTCAATTGATGCAACTTCACAATACACAACTGATGTTTCAGGCACTTTAGCCAATCTTAAAAATTTAGGTATCTTGGCTCCTATTCAGATTATTTCTGCTGGCCGAGGTTATCAAAACAATGATATTATTTTATTTACTGGTGGTTCTGGACTAGGAGCCAATGCCAAAGTAAGTTCTGTAGGAAGTAATGGACAAATATTATCTGTTCAATACACATACCCATCACAAAGACTAACATACCCATTAGGTGGATTGGGTTATCGTGGTGATGCTTTACCGTCTGTAGCGGTATCATCTGCCAATGTTGCAGCTGCTAATGCTGTATTGGTAGTTCCTGGAATATTAGGTGACGGAGCAACTTTCTCAACAATTGTGGATCGTGTTGGCTCAATTACATCAATTAATATTTTAAATGCTGGTGAAGATTATGT